ATAATTAACTCCGAACTTCATAATTTATACGAAAGTTTGGAGCATTATAGTCAGAAAGAGGTCAGGGATTATGTCAGGGATGTCTATCCCGATTGGCGTGATTCAATCGACTGAGTTACATTCAGGGAGGCACAATCGCCTCCCTTCCTTTTCACTTTTCACCCTACATTCAAGACAATGGCAACTCTTTACACTCGCAAGATTCAATGGGAGAATGGTACACAGTGGGATAATTTCCCCGAGTTGGGATCAATCTACACTCAATCTATGCTGGTCTTCGATGAGTATGAAGGGAAGTATTTTATCTCTTTCAGTGTAGGCGACGGACGCAGAATGGGCATCCTATTTGTAGAAGTAGAGTCCTACGATTGCGACGGTTACGCTCATACTTTGCACTATTCTCTCGGGCAATTTTATACAAACGAGGGCGCAATGAAGTTCGCTCAGTTTGCTTTTGACCACTTTTGTTTGGAGCAAAATTGGAAAGTTTGCCCCTCATTTCAGGCGCTCGATTACATCGGCGGCGAACCTTACACGCTCGCTGGTGATGAAATTGTGAGCGAGATTGTCTACGGTTGATCACACTTAGGGGCAGCATTCTCTGCCCCTATTCTTTACACTTTTCACCTAAAGTTACAAAGAACGGCAATCGTCGCCATACGTTTACACTGAACGGGCGGCGGATTGCGTGTCATAAAATCACACTTCGTTTGGGAGAGTTGGGCGCTTAAGTTATACGTTCGTGGGCGGCAGTTGTTTATACTCTGCCGCCCTAATCGTTCGTGCGTGTTTGACAGTTACCCTACGGGGGGTGGCGGTGCCCGGCGGTGCGATATAAAAATCAATGGGTCCCCGTAAGCTATAAACGACCCAGATCGACCTTTAAATATCAATCGATTCAAAAATTTCCGGGAGGGTACACCTTGTTCAAAAAGAAAAAAAACTATATAATTTGAAAAAGTAAAAAATAATACACAGAGATGAAAAAAAATTCTGGGAAAAATTTTCAATCACTACAAGTCGATCCAATTTCTGGGGAGTATCATATTGTAATTCCAGAATGGGCGGTAAATGAACTCTCATGGTATGAAGACACTGAGATAGAGATCAATGTAGAAGGTTCTGATTTAATCCTAACAGAAAAAGAAATTGATTGACTTGACTTAGTATAGATAATAATGTATGATACTGAAGTAACTGCTTTCTATTATGGCTAAAGGATTTACGGTAAAAACAGCAAAACCACCAAAGGCAGAAACCCCAGAATGGGATTACAATGCCGCAAGAGAACTAATTAGAGGAAAGTCCATCGTATTCTGTCTTCCAGGTCGTGGAGTTTCTTACACATATCTAAAAAACTTTGTACAACTTTGTTTTGATCTTGTTCAGTCCGGAGCAAGTATTCAAATTTCACAAGATTATTCATCAATGGTAAACTTTGCACGATGCAAGTGTCTTGGTGCAAATGTTCTTCGAGGTCCAGATCAAATTCCATGGGATGGAAAACTAAATTACGATTGGCAACTTTGGATTGACTCAGATATTGTATTCAATACTGAAAAGTTTTTTCAACTTGTTCTCATGGATAAGGACATTGCTGCAGGTTGGTATGCTACAGAAGATGGACATACAACGTCTGTAGCACATTGGTTGGATGAAGAAGATTTCAGAGGAAATGGTGGTGTCATGAATCATGAGACCGTTGAAAGCATTTCAAAGCGTCGGAAACCATTCACAGTTGACTATACTGGATTTGGTTGGGTTCTGATTAAGAACGGTGTTTTTGAACATTCGGAAATGAAATATCCATGGTTTGCACCAAAGATGCAAGTCTTTGAATCTGGACAAGTTCAGGACATGTGCGGAGAAGATGTATCATTCTGCCTGGATGCAAAAGAAGCAGGATTTGAAATTTGGTGCGATCCACGTATCAGAGTCGGTCACGAAAAATCAAGAATTATTTGATAAATGGCAGAAAAATATAATATCTTCTATAAGGGAGAACTTATTCATCCAAATCTTACAGAAGAAGAATATTTCGATGCAATGGAGGATCTGTCTGTTAAATTCTATCAGACAGGTTCTCCAAAACCTGAAGAACTTGAAACTAAAATTATTGGAGATTAATTATGGCAAAAGCAGCAACCGGTTCAAAGCGTATTGGGTCTTATGTTCCAGGTCGTCCTAAGACTACTCTTCAAGGTGCTGGCGGCGGCACCAAGTACTCCGCTACTTCTCGTAATAAAGCACGGAAAAAATATAGGGGACAAGGAAAAGGATAATCTTAAGTTAACACCTATTTTTTAATAGGTGTTTTTTTTAATTTATAAATTATTAAAAAATGTCTTATTTAAATCATAATCTTCCAGATTGGTCTTGCTACATTCGTAATGAATTTCTCTTCAATCATGCAAAGGGGCATGGAGAAGTTACGAAGTGTGACGTGCATTGTGTCGCAAGTATAGAAAAAAGAGTTCCTTTATTTGAAGCATTTCTAGAAAATGGTGTGAATTGGACACGAAGACCTCTTCATGCTTTTTGTTGGAAACCTGATGCTGCTATTGAACCTCTTGAAGATATTATGTACTGGGACTGTTTTTCTCCTTATGTTGATGTTCAGAAACGTTCTCGTCTCGCTGGACTACATGCAGAATTAATCAAACCAAATGGAAAAAAAGTTCTGGGAACCTATATGTTCACAATTGATTGGTCTTGGGAGAACAAAGGCATACCCGATCTTAATTTTTCAGAGACTCCTGAACATAAATGTGCCCATTTATTCAAAGTAGAGACAGGAAATTATTATGCATATCCAAATAATCGAATTATTTGGTATGATAATGCCTGGACTTTTAATAGAATTGATAAAAATCCTGGTTATGAAATTGATATGACTGTTTATTCTGTCGAAAATAAGAGAAAAATTGAAACAACTGATCACTACATGTATGAAATTAACGATCTAGAATAAAAATAAATAAATTTTTTATAAAAATAAAATTGGAACAGTTTTCGATGGGTAAACATCTCCTTTTGGAGGTGTACAATGTCGATTTTAACCTTTTAAATGACATGATTTCTCTTCAAGAAGTCATGGAAAAGGGCATAAATCTTGCTGGAATGACAATTTTGAACATTTTTAATCACAGTTTTGATCCTCAAGGGTGTACAATCGTCATTGCACTGTCAGAAAGTCATGTTTCTTGTCACACTTGGCCTGAAAATGGATGTATTGCAATTGATGTATACACTTGTGGTGAAGGAAATCCCAAATTAATTGCACTAGAACTACTAAAATATCTAAATTCTTACTCTTATAATCTCAGAGAACTAAATCGTTAAATAATATAAGGGAGATAGCAACCTCCTTTATAAAAGTTCTGTTTTATTCACTAAAACAGGAGCTAAAATGTCTAACTTACCAACCGATAGAAATAAAAATTATATGTATGAAATGTGGGGAACTAACAAATTAATCACTGATTACGATTCTATTCCACAAAAACGTGTTATACAAGAAGTTATGCATGATACTGCACCAAAGCATAACTTTGAAAAACAGGTTGAGTTACACGAAAAAATTAGAAATGATGAGGATTATGATGATTGGGATTATGGAACTGAACCAATCTATGGAACTTCGTGGAAATAGGCATAAATAGATAAAGAATTTTTAGTGTCCGATGACAATAACTAGGATATCTAGATCTTTTAAAGATATTAGTTTATCCTTTGATCCACATCCTGTGACAAAAGATCTTCCCATCTTAAAAAATGAAACTGCGATCATCAGATCAATTCGTAATTTAGTCGAAACAGTGCCGACAGAGAGATTTTTTAACTCAACTCTAGGTTCAGATGTAAGATCAAGTTTATTTGAATTTGTAGATTTTGCAACTGCATCAGTAATTGAAGATCAAATTTTAAATGTTATTTCAAATTATGAACCTAGAGTAAATCAAGTTAGAGTTTTTGTCACTCCATCTCCAGATACAAATGAATTTGAAGTTACTGTTAACTTCAATATCATCGGACAAGAGATTCCAACACAACAATTTTCATTTATATTAGAGGCAACAAGATAAAATGCCTTTCACTAAGTTTACTAATTTAGACTTTGATCAGATAAGAACCTCAATTAAGGATTATCTTCGCGCAAATTCAAACTTTACTGATTTTGATTTTGAAGGTTCTAATTTTTCGGTACTGATCGATACTCTGGCATATAATACTTATATTACAGCCTTTAACTCAAATATGGTTGTTAATGAGTCATTTTTAGACTCAGCAACTGTAAGGGAGAATGTTGTTTCTCTAGCAAGAAATATTGGATATATTCCTCGCTCTAGAACTTGCTCCACTGCTTCAGTATCCTTTACAGTTTCAGTTCCTCCAATATCAACGAACCCAATCAGATATTCTCCAACTATAACTCTACAATCTGGATTAGTTTGTACTGGTTCGGCAAGTGGATCCTCATATGTCTTTTCAACACCAGATAACATCAGTGCAAATGTTGTTGATGGAGTGGCATCTTTTAATAATATAGAAATTAAAGAAGGTACTTTTTTAAAGAAAGAATTTGTAGTAAATGGTTCATTAGATCAAAGATTTATTTTAGATAACTCATTTATTGATACATCAACAATTAGAGTTTATGTTAAAGGAATTAGTGATTCTGGAACTGGAAATCCATATACTCTTGTAGATAATATTTTTAACGTTAATTCAGAATCAAAAGTATTTTTAATTCAAGAAGTTCAAGATGAAAAATATGAACTTCTTTTTGGTGATAATATTTTTGGAAAAAAATTAGAAAATAATTCAGTAATTACAGTCACATATATTGTGACTGATGGTAAAAGTGGAAATGGTACAAGTTCATTTACATTTGCAGGATCTTTAAAAAATTCTTCAAATAATATTGTGATACCAACAAATACTATATCAATAGTAACCAATCAATCATCGCAAAATGGATCCGACATTGAAAGTGTGGATTCTATTAAAAATTATGCACCTAGACTATATTCATCACAATATAGAGCTGTAACTTCAAGAGATTATGAGTCTATTATTAAATCTATAATCTACCCAGAAACAGAATCCGTATCTGTAGTTGGGGGTGAAGAACTGGATCCTCCACAATTCGGAAAAGTTCTTATAAGCATTAAACCTAAAAATGGTACTTATGTATCTGATTTCAATAAGCAACAAATCAAGAATAAATTAAAACAATATTCAGTATCTGGTATTAATCCTGAAATTAGAGATTTACAAATTCTTTATGTTGAAATAGATTCTTCAATTTATTACAATTATTCATTAGTTGATACTGTAGATAACTTAAAATCTAAAGTTTTAAATTCATTAAATGTTTATGCATCTTCTACGGATTTAAATTCTTTTGGGGGAAGATTTAAGTATAGTAAAGTTCTTCAAACTATCGATAACACTGACTCTTCAATTACATCAAACATTACAAAAATAAGAATTAGAAGAGATCTGAAAGCATTAATTAATAGTCCAGCACAATATGAGATTTGTTTTGGTAATAGATTTCATGTAAATTCTTCTGGAAAAAACATCAAATCAACTGGATTTAAGATTGCTGGAGAAACTGAAACTGTATATTTTACCGATACTCCGAATTCTGACCTAAAAACAGGAACCATTTCAATTGTCAAAGATATTTTTCCCTCTGTTGGAATTGCCACAACAGTATTTTCTAATAGAGTCATTGTTAAGTCTGCAGGTATTGTAAATTACGAAACGGGTGAAATAATGATAGGGGCATTAAATATAACGTCAACGAGTTTAGATCAAGATATAATTGAAATACAGGCATATCCCGAATCAAATGATGTTATAGGATTGAAAGATTTGTACTTATCATTTGATATTTCAAAAAGTTCAATAAATATGATTAAAGATGTTATTGCTTCAGGTGATGACGTTTCTGGAGTTGTGTTTACTAGCAACGATTACTATAGATCAAGTTATTCTAACGGAGAACTAAAGAGGTTGTAATATGATAGAAACTGGTTTTGAGTGCAGGGTAAAAATTCAACAAGTAATCGATAGTCAACTTCCAGAATTTATCTTAGATGAAAGTCCAAAAACATCTGAATTTTTAAAACAATATTACATTTCACAAGAGCATCAAGGTGGTAATGTAGATATTGTAGAAAATCTGGATCAATATTTAAAATTAGATAAACTAACTCCAGAAGTAGTAATAGGATCTACTACATTATCTGATAATATTTCAGATTCATCTAAAATTATTAGCGTTAATTCTACCAAAGGATTTCCGCCAAGATATGGATTATTGAAAATTGATGATGAAATTATTACTTACACTGGATTAACAACAAATACATTCACTGGATGTATTCGTGGTTTTTCTGGAATTACTAATTATCATCAAGACTTAAACTCGGAAGAATTAGTATTTTCAACTTCAGAGTCTTCTTCTCATGAACAATTTTCAAAAGTAGAAAATTTAAGTGTCTTATTTTTACAAGAATTTTATAAAAAAATTAAATATAATTTAACTCCAGGTCTTGAAAATTTAAATTTTGTTTCTGATTTAAATGTAGGCAACTTTATAAAAGAATCCAACGCATTATATAAATCAAAAGGCACGAATGAGTCCTTTAGAATATTATTCAATGTATTGTTTGGAGAAACTCCAAAAATAATTGATCTAGAAAACTACTTATTAAAACCATCATCTGCAAATTATCTAAGAAGAAATGTAGTAGTAGCGGAATCTATTTCTGGAAATCTTGAAAATCTTTCTGGACAAACTATTTTTAAAAACGACGATCCTAAAACTACTGCATCAATATCTGAAGTAGAAATAATACAAAGAAAAGGAAAGACTTATTATAAGTTACTTCTTTTTATTGGGTATGATAACTCATACCCATCATTAACTGGATCTTTTAAAATTACTGGAAGTACAAAAAATATTAATCATGTTAGTGTTGGAAGTTCAATTATAACTGTAGATTCAACTATAGGATTTCCAAGTTCGGGAAAAATTTATTCCGGAAATAATATTATTACGTATACTGATAAAAGTATTAATCAATTTTTTGGGTGTTCTGGTGTAACCAGTGAAATTCCCATAGCTTCAACTATTAGATCTGATGAAATTTATTATGGATATGAAAATGGAGATTTATCTAAAAAAGTTGAATTTAGATTAACAGGAGTATTATCTGGATATAACTCAATCTTGGAAGAGACTATATCTGAAGTTGGGGAAAAAATAGGAGTTAGAAATATAGGAGAATTGATTGCAAATCCTATTTCCAATCCATCTCGCAAAGAAATTTTTGCAAACACTTGGATTTACAATACAAGTTCTAGATATGAAATTGACAGTTTTAATAGTGGCCAAATATCTCAGTTTATATTAAAAAGTGACATTGACAAGTCAAGTTTAAGAGTTGGAGATTATATTGATATAGTATCTAGAGATTCAAATAATATAATCATTTCAAATTTATTGATAACTGAAATTAATCAAAATCAAGTTAATACAAATACTACATTTACCCTGAACAGTAGTTTTAACTATGATATTAGAAGAAAAATTAAAACCTCTACTAGTTCATTTGTTCAATTAGAATACAATTCCTTATTTTCAGATATTCAAAATGTCTATAATGAAAATGATCAATTCATGTATGTTGCATCAAATTCATTACCATCATATACTATAAGTAAAAAAATATTTTCATATGATGCAACTGGAGTTTCATCTAAGAATTTGGCAACAAATTTATATTCCATAATTACATTTTCATCCAAAGTATCTTTTATAACTGGTAATGAAGTTTATTATAAACCATCAGAATCACCAATTTCTGGATTGTCTGAGGGATTATACTATGTTGAAGTTTTACCTGGAAATTTACAAATCAGATTATATGCATCTAGAACAGTAATTGGATCTTCAAATTATTTAAATTTTGGAGATTTAACATCTGGAACTCATAATTTTACATTAAATTTACAAAAAGAAAAAGTTTTATCTGCACAAAAAATACTCAAAAAGTTTCCATTAACTACAAATATTCGGGACGGTGGTGATGATTTAACAACACCTGGAACAATTGGTATGTTAATAGATGGAGTTGAGATTTTTAGTTACAAATCAGATAATAAAGTCTATTATGGTCCTCTAGAAAAAGTAAACGTTTTAAATGGAGGTAGTGATTTTGATGTAATAAGTCCCCCTTCTTTATCAGTTTCTACTGGGAATGCTTTAATTCAACCAGTAATTAGTGGTTCAGTAGAAAGAATATATGTAACACCACAAAATTTTGATATTGATGTTGTGGTATCAGTTTCTGTCAGTGGTGGAAACGGAAGAGGTTGTTCTTTCGAACCAATAATTGAAAGGAAAAGGAGAGAAATTGAGTTTGATGCAAGGCAAATTAATTTAGGTGGTGGTGTTGATGTAAATTTTGAAACAATTACATTTAATTCAAATCATGGGTTAATAGATGGTGAGACTATTACTTATAGGCCAGGAAATAATCCTTTATTAGGTACAGAAGTATTTTTAGGTAATAATTTTAGTACAGGACAAACATTAAAATCTGAATCAACATACTATGCAAAGTATATAAGTGATACTACCATTCAATTATATCCATCATATAATGATTATATAAGTGGCATTAATACTGTTGGATTTACCACGATTGGAACTTCAGGTATTCAGAAATTTGTAACAGAACCAAAAAATACTTTAACAGAAATTAAAGTTTTAAATGGGGGGAGCGGATATACTAATAGAAAATTAAGAGTTTCTCCATCTGGTATATCCACATCAAATTATACAATTAATTTTAATAATCATGGATTCAATAACGGCGAATTAATAACTTATGAATATGAAACTTCAGGAATTAGTGGTTTATCAACATCAAATCAATATTATGTCTTAAAATTAGATGATAATACATTTAGACTTGCAAATGCAGGAATTGGTGGAACACATTTATCAGATTATGAAAGAGGAAAATATGTAAAATTTCAATCTAATGGGTTGGGATATCAAATTTTTAATTATCCTGAAATAAATCTTTCTGTAGAGTATACTTCTGTCGGAATAGGAAGCACTCAATTTAGAGGTAATATTGAGGCACAACCCGTCGTTAAAGGAAAAATTATTGATGTTTATGTGTATGAATCTGGAGTTGATTATGGGTCACTTATTTTAAACAATCACAAAAAACCGTCAATTATAGTTAAAAATGGAAAAGAAGCACAAATTAAACCAGTCATAGTAAATGGGAGAATAATAAAAACTTCTATTCAATATGGTGGAGATGAATATTATTCCTTACCAAATTTAAAGATCATTGGACAAGGAACAGGTGCTTCTTTAAAAGCAGTAGTTGCTAATAATAAAATAGTCGATGTAATTATTGTAAATCAAGGTGTAGGATATTCGGAAACTGATACGACAATTATTGTCGAACCTTCGGGTAAAAATTCAATTTTTAATCCAATAGTCAGATCACTTACACCAAATAACAATATCTTATTCAATGACGTAAATGATACAACTTTCGAAGCAAATGAAATTATTGTATCTTCATATAATAATTTGCAATATGGGATTTGTGGGTATTCGGGAAATACTCAGAATACTTTCGGGGAATCTAACGATTCACATTCTCCGATAATTGGTTGGGCATATGATGGCAATCCTATCTATGGATCATATGGATATTCAGATCCAAAAAATAAAAACTCACCAATAAAACAATTAATTTCGGGATACACTTTAAATTCAGCAAATATAACTAATAGACCAGAAAGTTTTGATGAAGGATTTTTTATAGAAGATTATCAATTTACTAATTCTGGAGACTTAGATGAATATAATGGAAGATTTTGTATTACACCAGAGTTTCCAAATGGAGTTTATGCATACTTTGCAACATCATCAACTGATTCTAATGGAAATATTGTTGGAGTTTTTCCATATTTTATTGGAAATAAGTATAAATCAAAATTTATATCAGAGAATAAAACTTTAAATCAAGATTTTGATTTCAATTCATCAAAATTAATTAGAAATACATTCCCATATAAAGTTGCGGATAAGTATGCTGATAATGATTTTATAACAGAATCGAATGAAATTATTAATCAAATAATTAATATTGAATCTGTAACTTCAGGATATATTGAAGATTTAGAAATCCTAAATTCTGGAGATAATTATCAAGTAAGAGATCGAATAAAATTTGATGAGACTAATACTAGTGGTGGCGGACTAATTGCAGAGGTTTCGGAAATAAAAGGTAAAAATATTTCAAATTTAGAAACAAAAATTGATAGTTATAGTAATTCAATTTTTGTTTGGGAATCTGGGGAAACAATTAAAGTATCAGTACCAAGTGATCATAAACTAGAAAACTTAAATTATGTAAACTTAAGTGGATTTTCAACTGAACTGAGTAGCCTAAACGGCAATTATCAAGTAGGAATAACCTCATATAAATCTACATTGTTAGAAAATTTACAAAATTATTCTGCAACTGGAATCGTAACTAGTATTAGTCTTACAAGCATACCTGAAAATATTTCTATTGGTAGTAGTTTAAAAATAGATAATGAAATTTTTAAAATTTTAAATATTTTTAAGTATGAAAATATTATTAGAGTATCTAGAGATACTACAGGAATTTCTCATACTGCAACTTCTCCTGTATATTTTGCACCAAACTATTTTACGATTAAAAAGTCTTCAAAATACTTTGATTCTAAATTGAATGATTTGGTTTATTTTAATCCAAAGGAATCAATTGGAATAGGAACGACTTCTGGGGCACAAATTTCCAAAACATATAGAATTGGAACAAAAAATAATGATATATCAATCCCAATTCAATCAATTTTTATACCAAATCATCCATTTCAGAATGGTCAACAAGTAATTTTTACTAAACCATCAACAGCATCTAATTTTTCAGTTTCAAATACAAGTGGAGGATCTATTTTTTCATTCCCAATATCTGGAAATTCTCAAACAGTTTACGTGATAAAACAATCTGCAGATCATATTGGAATAGTCACTCAGATTGGATTAACTACAACATCTAATGGATTATTTTTTACTTCAGATGGTAGCGATGATTACAGATATTCTATTCAATCTAATTTTAGACAAATTTTTGGAAACGTAGATAGAATTTATTCCAAAATAACCTTAGATGAAGAGCATAATTTATTAAATGGTGATAAAATATCTTTAAATGTTGTTCCAAATCTTTCTGTCGGTATTGGAACTTCTGCAAGTGTATATTTAAAGTACAATTCTGAAAGAAAAGTGCTGGTAGTAAACCCCACAGGGTTCAGTTCAACTGGAATTAATACAAATACTAGTCAAATTACAATTTACAATCATTCATTTAAAACCGGCGATAAAGTATTATATCAATCATCATCCCCAATCATAGGACTATCGACTGGTTTTTATTTTGTTTATAAAGTTAATAACAATGATATAAAACTATGTGAAACATTAAATGATTCAATTTCAAATCCACCTTTAACTGTTAATATTTCTGGAGTTACAACGGGAACTCATGAATTGGGTTTAATCAATCCAGAAATATTAACAGTTAAGAATAATAATTTAACTTTCAACTTATCAGATTCGTCTGTAGTTGGATATAACTTAAAAATATTTTATGATAATCAGTTTAATAATGAATTTGTTTCTACTGGATCTACAACTACTTTTTCAGTATCAAAAATTGGAACACCTGGAATATCATCAGATGCATCTTTGACAATTAACTATGGTGAGCAAATTCCAAATTATCTGTTCTACACATTAGAAAAAAATGGTTCAGTTATAAATTCGGATAAAGAAGTTAAAAATTATTCAAAAATTGATTATATTCAAAGTTTTTACAATGGAACTTACAATATTTCCGGAATAGGATCTACAATATTTAATATATCTCTATCTAGAGTACCAGAGAATAATCTTTATCAGCAGAGTGATTGTTATTCTTTAGAATATACTACAAATTCGTCGAACGCTTATGGTGGAATTCATAAGATTAGAATTATTTCCTCTGGTAGTGGATTTAAAAATTTACCAACATTTAATTCAATAGAAACAAAATTTGGTACAGGAGCTTATATAATACCAAATTCTACAAATGTAGGTAAAATAAATCAAATAACATTAGTAAATGAAGGATTTGAATATTCATCTGATAAGACTTTGAATCCAGAAGCTTCCATCCCATCATTCTTAACTGTTAAGAATGTAAATACTATTTCATCATTTAATTTATTAGATGGTGGAAAAAATTATACATCCGCACCAGATTTAATTATAGTAAATTCTGAAACTGGTGAAAAAATTACATCTGGAATATTACTTGCAAATTTAAACGGAACTTCAATAGGATCAATATCTATAATCCAAGAACCAAAAGGGTTACCAGATACTCCTGTTAGAATTATATCAATTAATAATACAAATGGTATAGGAATACAAAATATTCAAAGTTCTTCTTCAGGAATAGTGACTTGCATCTTAACAACACCACTTTCTGGATTTGGTATTGAACCATTTTCTATTGGAGATAAAATTTTTGTAGAGGGGATTTCAAAATATGGAACAGAGGGGGGTGGATTTAATTCGGAAGATTATGGATATCAATTTTTTACTGTAGTAGATTATTTAAATTCTGGAACTACAACACCTCGCCAGATTAAGTTTAACCTTTCAGAATTTACAAACAATCCTGGAGTGGCATCAACCACACAAAATTTTGTTCCAAGAATTATAAATTATAAAAATTATCCAAAAATTGATGTCAATCAAATAATCTCAGATTTTATAATTGGAGAATCGTTGGACATTAGTAATGGAAACGGATTTTTTGAAACAGACTTAAAAATTGTAAAATCGAATAAATCCTTTATTAAAGTTTCTGGATTTTATGATTTAAATCTCAATCAAATTATACGAGGAAAACAATCAGGATCTATAGCAACAATTGAAAATATTAAAAAATCAAAAGGAGTTTTTAATATTGGTTATGCATCAACTACTAATGTTGGGTGGATTGATGATATTGGAAAATTAAATGATGCTTTTCAAGTTATCCCTGATAATGATTACTATCAAAATCTTTCATACAGTGTCAAGAGCACTAAAGAGTGGTCGGATATTGTCAGTCCAGTAAATAGTATCCTGCATACATCTGGACTTAAAAATTTTGCAGACACAGTATTAATTAACAATGTTAGTGGATTTTCATCAGTTACAAAAGAATATAGTACAATAATTTATGATATTTTAGAAGAAAAAAGAATTGATACAATAAACAATTTTGATTTAGTTGTAGATGACACAGTACAAAGTAATTCATCTAATATTTTAAAATTCAAAAACAAAAAATTATCCGATTATATCGAATGTCGCACAAATAGAGTTCTTGAAATAGATGATATTAGTTCACAGTTTTCTAATTCTAATCAGCAATTAGAAAAAACCACAAAGATTGTATCAATTCTTCCATCAAAAAAATATGAAAAGTATCTGATTCAAGTTTCTAATGATGATTATTCACAATTGCAATTTACGGAATTAGTAGTTTTAGTTGATGATAATGATATATTTACATTAGAAAAAGCATCTTTATCAAATACTGAAGGAATTATTTCTAAACTTTATGGTTATAATGATGATGTTTTAAATGAAAAATATTTGAAATTGGAACCAACCGATCCAAATAATTTTGTTTACAATGTAAAATATTTGAATAATTCTTTTGGAAATTTCAACAGTGGTGTTGGAACTACTTCACTAGGATTAATAAATTTAACTGCGAAAACTTTAACAATACCCCAATCACAAAATATCAACATTCTTGGTTATCCAACATCAACAACAAAATCAATATATTCAGAAATTCATATAGTCGATAATGTCACTAATCAGATGAATTATGTTGAAATTTTTGCAGATCATGATGGCACAAATACAAATATGAGTGAATTTTATTTTGATAATAGTGATGATACATTTAGTTCTAATTTTATAGGATCATTTACTTCTTCTATAAGTAATGGAATCTTAAACTTAAATTATAATAATATTTCAAATAATCCAGTTACAATTAGAACAAGAACTGTTGGATTTGGAACAACATCAGTTGGAATTGGAACTTATAGATTTAAATCTACAGGACAACCAAATGGTTCTGAAAAAACAGTGAAATTTGAATCTTCGTATTCAAATGTTTCAGTCGCATCAACAATATTTGTGTTTGATTATTTACTATTCTCTACAATTAAATCAACAATAAGAGTGTCCACAGGGCAAACAACTTCATTACATCAAGTAATGACGGTAAATGATGGAAATAATACATACACTTTACAATATCCATTTTTATCAATTGGCAGTACAAGTGGAATTGGAACTTTTGGTGCAGAAATTGGTGGTGGTGGAATTGCATCTTTCAAATTTTATCCTGACCAGTCTATCTCTGGAAATTTTGAGATTGTTAGTTTTAATCAATTATTTTATAAAGATTATGATTATATCAATTTGCCCGCGAATCTTGAATATGGAAATGTAATTGAAAATGTGGGACTATCTAAGTACTTTGGTGTAAATACCAAAGAACTTAATAAACTTAGTTTTGAATTAACACATAAAGGAACTCCGATATTCATGAAGACATTTGATCCATCAAATTCTTCAATATTAAATTCATCTACAGGTGAATTTAATATACCCAATCATTTCTTTAGTACAGGTGAAGAATTAATTTATAGACCTAATTCCACTTTTTCTGGTGTTTCTGCAGTATCTGTTGGTATTGGATCAACTCTTAATAATATAGGTATTGTGACAGATATTTTACCTACTACTGTATACGCAATTAAGATAGATAATGACAAATTTAAACTATCTACTAGAAAAGAATATGCTTTATCAACTCCAGCAATTGCAGTTACATTTACATCTTATGGATCTGGCAATGCACATGAACTTGAAATGTATAAGAAAAATGAAAAAAGTATTATCTCTATTGATAATATGGTTCAATCTCCAATATCATATTCACTATTAAATTATAATGTAGATAATGGTGGGCAAATCGGTTCTACAATAACTACATTTGCTCTTAGTGGAATTTCTTCAATTTCCATTGGAGATGTGTTAAAAATTGATAATGAATATATGAAAGTTAACAATATTGGATTTGGAACTACTTATTCCGGACCTATTTCTTTTTCTGGTCAAATTCCATTAGTTAATGTCGAAAGAGGATTTGTTGGTTCTTCTGCAACATCTCATTCAAATTTAAGTTCAGTATTGTTATATCGAGGTTCATTTAATATTGCAAAAAATAAAATTAACTTTACTACTCCTCCTCAAGGTGGTCTTACAGATCAATTATTTGGAGATAAAGATAATTTACCAGATTCAAGATCATATTTCAACGGTAGAGTTTTCTTAAAAAATAATTATGATGATAATAAAGTTTTTGATGACATATCCAAGAGTTTTACCGGAGTTGGTCAAACATATAGACTAACAGTTTCGGGATTGAATACGGTTGGTGTAGGATCTGATGGAGCAAATGCAATAGTGTTTATAAATGGTATATTCCAAACTCCATCTACTCAAAATAATACAAATAATAATTTTAGTATTGTTGAAAATAGTTCAGTTGGAATTAGTACTATTATATTCACCGGTATAACTTCGTCAAATGGGTCCACGTTAATAACAGATTATGATATAAATCAAAATCAATTGCCAAGAGGTGGTCTAATTGTTTCTCTAGGATCAACTAGTGGTGTAGGGTATGCACCTTTGTTAGGAGCTTCTGTCATTCCAGAGGTTTTATCAGGTTCAATTACATCTATAGGAATAGGAACAAGTGGAAATTGGGGATCTGGATATAGAAATCCAGTTTCTGTTGCAGTAACTGAATCTGGCCATACTGGAACTGCTGCATCGATTGTGGCATCAGTTGGTGCTGGGGGAACACTATCATTTGCAGTTATTAATGGTGGAAGTGGATACAATAAACCAACAATTTACATATCACCACCAAACTATGAGAATTTACCAGTTATTGGTGTTTCAAGATTAGCAGTAGGAAGTACTACAGAAACTGGTGTTGGTTTATCTCTAAATGTTGAAGTTGGTGGAATTTCTACGACTGGTATAGGATCTACATTATTTGAAGTTACTAGATTTAAAATTACTAAAAATGGATATGGATTTAGAAAGGGTGATGTTATTAAACCAGTTGGATTAGTAACTGCATATGGATTGCAAAATCCAATCTCAGAGTTTACACTAGAAGTTTTGGATGTATTTACAGATTCATTTTCTGCATGGCAATTTGGCGAATTAGATTATATTGACAGTATTAAAAAATATCAAGATGGTAAAAGAACTAGATTTCCACTGTATTATAAATCTAATTTACTGAGTTTTGAAAAAAATAGTTCAAATACAGATTCACAATTAATTGAGTTTGACTCATTATTAGTTATTTTTATCAATGGAGTTTTACAGCAACCTAAAGTTGCATATCAATTTAATGGGGGAACATCTTTCACATTCACCGATCCACCGAAAGTAGAAGATAACGTTTCTGTCTTCTTCTATAGAGGAAGTTCTAGCGATAGTCAAACTGTCGTGGTAAATGAATCCATTAAACCAGGAGATAATCTTCAAGTTATCAGTAATAACAACTATTTGGGAATTACAACAACTCAAAATATAAGAACTATAACTTCCATTCCATCTTCTGATAGAGTTGAAACTCAACTATATTATTCTCAAGGAATAGACTCCATAAATTTCAAACCCGTTGATTGGATTAAACAAAAGGTTGATAAAATTATCGATGGAAATATAGTCTCAAAATCTAGAAAATCTATAGAATCTCAAATTTATCCCACATCAAAAATAATTAAAAACTTAAACTTAAACGATAGTCAAGTATTTGTAGACAATGCAGAATTTTTTAATTATGAAAATGAACTAGTTATAGATATAGAATTTGATTGTTTAATTGTTCCTGAACAAACAAATGTAGTTTCGGCTGCCGTAACTGCAGTCGTATCAACTGCAGGAACAATACAATCTTTAGTGATTAACAATGTTGGAAGTGGATATACAGGTTCTTCAGTTGAAGTTAAAATTTCATCACCAAGAAAAATTGGTATTGGAATTGGAACAATAGCAACTGCAACCATTGCAATTTCAAATGGATCACTAACGTCTCCAGTAACAATAATAAATCCTGGATTTGGATATACAAATACAAATCCCCCTCAAGTGATTGTTCCTTCACCAAAGGTAGTATATGAAAATATAAGTAATATCACAAACGTTGAGGGATTCTCGGGAAATATTACAGGTATTTCAACATCTGTTGGAATTGGCACCAATCTCGCAATTAAATTTACTTTAGATCCATCTTTATCTCCCTTTACCGGATTATCTGTTGGTTACCCAATTTATATTTTTGATACGAAAGTTGGAAATGGAGTTACATCAATTATTGATAATGATCAATCTATAATGGGAATTGGCACAAGTTTCTTAGATAACATTTATCATATAAGTGCCTTTAATTCTTCAGTGGGAATTATAACTTGCAATGTACGTTCAAATTCTCAAATTAATGGAATTTCGACATCTGGAAATTTGGTAGGAAAATTCTCTTGGGGAAGATTATCTGGATTTACACGCCCCAATACTCCAATTTCAATTGGAGTATCTGGATACATAGTTAATTCTGGACTGACAACATATCCAACTATACAAAGAAGAGGTTATGGATTTAATAATAGTGGTGCAATTAAAAATATTCTCTAATATAATATAAATATAGAAAAAACTACATTAAAATGCCTGCACTTGTAACAGATCAATTTAGAATATCTAATGCGACTAACTTTATAAATTCTGTAAATGATCCTTCAAATTCTTATTATGTATTTGTCGGACTCTCAAATCCAGTAAATGGTGGAAATGGTTTTGGTAGAAATATAAATTGGGATACAACTACACCAAATCCAACTGATAACATTGATTACTTAAATCATTATGATTCTACAATGTTATTTGGTAAGAGAATTGCAAGTGCATCTATCAGAAGAGTTATTAGAAGAATTGATTGGAATTCTGGTCAAAAATATGAAATGTATAGACCAGATTATAGTGTCATAAATCCTTCACCAGTGACAAATTCAATGAGACTTTATGATGCAAACTATTACGTAATTAATTCCGACTACAGAGTTTATATTTGTATTAATAATGGTTTCTCCGGAATCAATACAACTGGTAATGTATCTCAGGTAGAACCATCATTTACCGATTTAGAGCCATCAAAACTGAGTGATGGATATACGTGGAAATATTTGTATACTGTTTCACCCAATGATATTATTCAATTTGACAGTACAGATTATGTCACTCTTCCAAATAACTGGGATTCTTCAACAGATGCCCAGATTGTATCAGTAAGAGAAAATGGAAATTCTGATCTGAATGAAAATCAAATTAAAACCATTTATATTAAAAACACGGGATCTGGTTATAATTTAGAAAATGGACAATCTTGTAATATAGTCGGAGATGGTACTGGCGGCACTGTAGCACTTGAAGTTGAATCTGCAAGTGGAAAAATAACTAATGCAACTGTAACTTCTGGCGGAAGGGGTTATACGTTTGCAATGATAGACTTGGGAACTACCGGATCAAGTATTCCTGCAACTTATGCAGAACTGATACCTATTATACCGCCATCAAAAGGTCATGGGTTTGATCTTTATAAAGAATTAGGGGCCGATAAAATTTTAATATACGCAAGGTTTGATGATTCAACAAAAGATTTTCCCATAGACACAAAGTTTGCTCAGGTGGGAATTATAAAAAATCCACAGGTTTATGATTCACTTGGAATTAATACTACAAAATATACTGCAAGTGAATTTTCTGCAGTATATTCTATGAGATTTTCTTCAACTACAGGTAATATATCCGTTGGCGATAAAATTCAACAATCTGTAACTGAAGGAACTGCATATGGTTATGTAATTTCTTATGATACTGAAACTAAAGTTTTAAAATATTATCAAGATAGATCTATTTACTACGGAAATACTGGGTCAAATCAACAAGACTATGTTGGAATATCTTCCCTATTTTCAAATACGAATACCATTAATCAATTTAGTTATACAAATACTGTGTTCAAAGTTGGTGGTGGGTTCAATGCTTCTGTAGATAGTTCTTTTTCAGGAATTGTTACATCAATTTCAAATAAAATTATAAATCTTGGGGTTGAATTTACAAATGGACTTGCATCTCCTGAGATAAATAATAAGTCTGGAGAGATAATCTATATTGATAACAGACCTACGGTTACTAGAAATTCTCGACAAAAAGAAGACATTAAAATTATCCTGGAATTTTAAAGATGGCTCAAAAAACTAATCTTAATGTAAGCCCATATTTTGATGATTTTGCTGAGAAAGATTTGGGTGCGAAGGATAAAAATTACTATAAAGTTCTTTTCAATCCAGGAAGACCTATACAGGCTAGAGAATTAAATACTTTACAATCAATATTACAAAATCAAGTAGAGTCTTTCGGAAGTCATATTTTTAAAGAGGGATCAATGGTGATCCCAGGAAATATCGCATTCGATGATCAATTCTATGCAGTAAAATTAAATCCTATTCAATATGGGGTTGATATATCATTATATTTGGATCAATTAATTGGAAAAACTATAATTGGGCAAATATCAGGAGTTAGTGCAACTGTAAAAAAAATTCAACTACCAAATTCCGAAATTGAATATCCAACAATTTATGTAAAATATATAAATTCCGATACAAATTTTGAGATTAGTTCATTCCAAGATAACGAATTAATATACTGCAATGAAAATTTTGCATATGGAATTACTACAATAAATTCTGGAACCCCTTTTGCCAGTACAATTTTAGCAGACTCAACTAGTATCGGATCTGCAGCTTCTATTGGAGAAGGAGTTTACTTTATAAGAGGAACTTTCGCTAAAGTTTCTCAACAAACAATTCTTTTAGATTACTATACTAATAAACCATCTTATAGAATAGGTTTAAAAGTAGAAGAAAATATAGTTACAGCAAAAGATGATTCAACCTTATATGATAATGCTAAAGGATTTACAAATTATGCTGCACCGGGAGCAGATAGATTTAAAATTTCTCTTACATTATCCAAAAAACTTCTAGATGACACTAATGACATCGATTTTGTAGAACTTCTTCGAGTTGAGAATGGTTCTATTAAAAAAATAGAAGTTAAATCTAGTTATTCTTTAATCAGAGATTATTTAGCCCAAAGAACTTACGATGAATCTGGAGATTATTCTATAACGCCATTCCAATTCTCTTTGAACAATTCATTAAATAATAGAATTGGTAATGATGGAATATTTTTTAATACTCAAAAAACTGAAAAAGGTAACACTCCATCTGATGACCTAATGTGTGTCAAATTTTCACCAGGAAAAGCATATGTGAAGGGATATGACATTGAGAAAACTGGAGTTGAAATTGTAGATGTTCCCAAACCAAGAACAACTCAATCAATATCAAATGTAAATATACCTTTTGAAATGGGAAATTTGATAAGAGTAAATAATGTTACAGGTTCTCCAAAACAGAAAGAAATAATATATTTTCAAGATCAAAGAAAAAATAGTGAAACCGTTTCGTCTGGATCTACTATTGGTTTTGCTAGAGTTTATAATTTTAATCTCAGTGATTCTGCATATATTAATTCATCAACAAATTGGGATTTATATCTATATGATATTCAAACATTTACAGAAATTACTTTAAATCAATCTGTATCATCAACACAAATTCCTAAAACTTCTTTCGTAAAAGGAAAAAATAGTGGAGCGAGTGGATATGCAGTTTCTGCAGGAAATGATACTGCAACAATAGTTCTTAGTCAAACTTCGGGATCTTTTTCTGTTGGTGAGCAAATTTTAATTAATGGATTAGATTCAACTCCAAGAACAATAATATCATTAAAAGTTTATGGAATTGATGATATAAAATCTTTACACCAATCAAATTCAATTTCTGGGTTTTCAACATCATTTATTGCAGATACTCAACTCGATAGAATAACAAGAAGTGGTTTGATCACTATTTCTGCTGAATTCGGAGGAACTAGTAATGCAACTATTTCATCTCCAGAATCATTTTCAGATATTAAATCTGGATCAATAATTAGATATCAAAGATCTGGATCTCCTTTGGAAGTTTATAATAGAGTTGTTTCTATTTCAGCATCAGGGACTTCAATGGTTTTATCTGCAGTTCCTACTGTTAGTGGAGTATGTACTGGTGGACTGCCACAAACATCTTATAGTGGTTCTTATAATTTAGGTTCTCCAAAAATTAAAAATAATCAGAATGGGTTTTTATTTGCACAATTGCCTAATGAAAATATAGAATCAGTATCTTTAAGTAATTCATCAATTACTTTCTCCGCACAATCAAATTCTACATTTACTCCATCTGGAAACACTTTAACAGTAAATGTTGGCAATTTTAATTTGGGAATCAATTCAACTACTGCAAAGTTTGAAGTATTTGATGAAGAAAGATATTCCATAACATATTCTGATGGAAAAATAGAAAATTTAACTCCGGATAAATTTATTTTAGGTATTAATTCAGATCAAGTTACATTTTCAAATATTTCTAATAAACAAATTTCCACAATAAATGCGACATTTGTAAAAAATTCTATTCAAAGTAAAGTTAAACAATTTACTAGAAGTAAGATAATTAAAGTAAATCTATCAAAAAATCCACAATCTGGTACTGGAATAAGCACTTCAATCAATGATGGACTGTCATACAATCCATACTATGGTTTAAGAGTTCAAGATGAGGAAATAAGTCTTAATCACCCTGATGTCACTAAAGTTTTAGCAATCTATGAATCATTAGATACTGATGATGTAATTTTAGATCAATTAACATTTAGTTCTATTGTAAATGTAGATTCAAATGCAATTATTGGTGAAAATATTGTAGGAAGTAGTAATTGCGTTGCTAGAATAGTATCTAAACCTTCTTCCAATAATTTAAGTGTTATTTATTTAAATAATAACAGATTTTTTGAGGGGGAAAATGTTATTTTTGAGGAGTCTAATATAAAAACTAATATTATATCAATAACTCAAGGAAAATATAGAAATATTACAAATAAATTTAATTTAGATAAGGGTCAAAAAGAACAATATTACGATTATTCGAAAATAGTAAGAAAGAATGGCGAGGAATCTCCATCCAAAAGACTTCTAATAGTTTTTGATTATTACGATGTTCAAGCAAGTGATAATGGAGATATTTTCACTGTAAACAGTTACACAAAAGATAGATTTTCTGGGGATATTCCAACTATCGGTATCAATAATATTCGTGCAACAGATACTTTAGATTTTAGACCAAGAGTATCAATTTTTAATTCGACAAATTCTTCACCATTTGATTTTTCCTCTAGATCTTTTGGATCGGATCCAAAAATTATTATGAGTCCCAATGAGGGTGCTTTATTAGGATATCAATTTTATCTGGGAAGAATTGATAAACTATATCTTGATAAATTGGGGAACTTTATAGTTCAGCAAGGAACTCCTTCAATTGATCCCAAAGAACCAGATAAACCAAGTGATGTTATGGAAATTGCAACCATTACGTTACCTCCATATCTTTATAATCCTAAAGATTGCTCAATATCTCTTTCCGATAATAGAAGATATACTATGAGAGATATTGGAAAAATTGAAAATAGAGTTCAAAATCTTGAAAGAGTTACTTCCCTTTCATTGTTAGAATTAAATACACAAACGTTACAAATTCAAGATGCTCAAGGATTGAATAGATTTAAAACTGGATTTTTTGTTGATGATTTTAAGAACAGTGATTTAATAAGTCCAAATTCATCTATACAAATTGATGCTGAAAATGGTGAAATGACGACTAGAATTTCTAGAAATAGTATAAATCTAAAACCAGTAACATCCAGCAATATAATTGATGAAAATTTAGATTCGGGAACAAATTTTACTCTTTTTGACTCAAATGTGCAAAAGACCGGAGATTTAATTACATTAAAATATGAATCTATTGGATGGATTGAACAATTATTTGCAACAAAGGTAGAAAATGTAAATCCATTCCATGTTATTTCATATAGTGGAACACTTAAATTAAATCCCGAAAACGATACTTGGGTAAGAACATTACAGTTGGAAGATGTTTCAATAGTAAATGAAGCAAATTGGGTATGGTTAAGAGCTACTGGAAGATTTGCTACAGTTGGAAGTGAAACAGTCTCTACAACTGAAAATAGACTCGTATCAACTGGAACTGAATTATACATGAGATCTAGGAATACGGGATTTACCGCCACTAATTTAAAACCACTGACAAGATTTTATCAATTTTTAGATGGAAATAGTGGAGTTGATTTTATTCCAAAACTTATAGAAATTGCAAGTAATTCAACATTGCAAAATTACGGGTCTTCATCAACATTTATTGTCGGTGAAACTGTAACTGGTTGGGTGAATTCAAGTTCTGGTTTATCTACTCCAGCAATTACATTTAGAGTTGCTTCACCAAATCACAAATCTGGTGCATATAATAACCCTGATGTAACATTTACAACAAATCCATACGTAACATCAGAGAATATTCCTTCAGCATACAGTGCATCATCTAAGGTTTTAAATATTGATATTGAGTCTTTATGTTCAAATATTCAAGGTTTATATTCTGGTTATGTATCCGTTGGAATGAAATTAGTTGGTCAAACTAGTGGGTCCGTTGCTTATGTAAAAGATCTAAGATTAATAAGTGATATTAATGGATTTTTAGCCGGTTCATTCTTTTTAAGAGATCCAAATACAAATCCGCCGCCAGCAGTTAGGATATCAACAGGTTCTAAAGTTTATAAATTAACATCTAGTTCTACCAACGAAACTCCAATTGCAGGAAGCCAGCTTATTTCGTCTTCAGAAACAATTTATAAATCTGAAGGAGTTTGGGAACAGAGGCAAAGAATAACCACAACAAATACTACAATTTACTACGTTGATCCTTTAGCACAATCATTTAGTGTTGGCGGGGCGACAGAAGCTTCTAATGGAAATTCGCCAAATGAAGATGCAAATGGTGCATTTTTAACAGCAGTTGATTTATTTTTTGCAAGCAAAGATTCCGGAAACGCACCATTGACTGTTGAAGTCAGAACTGTTGAATTGGGAACCCCAACAAGAATAGTTGTAGGAAAACCTATAACTTTAAATCCAAGTGATATTAAAATTTCTTCAGACGCTTCAGTTGCAACTAAAGTTACATTTGAACAACCAATTTTCTTAGAACCTGGATTGGAATATGCTATAGTTCTCCTAGCACCACAGACTGATAAATACGAAGTTTGGATTGCGGAGATGGGAGAAAAAACAATAGAAACATCAACACTTCCAGATTCTCAGGCAGTTAGATACTCAACTCAATTTGCAATAGGAAGTTTATTTAAATCTCAAAATGGTTCAATATGGACCGCAAATCAATATCAAGATTTGAAGTTTAAACTTTATAAAGCAAAATTTACGTCAAATTCTGGAAGTGTATTATTCCATAATCCAACTTTAAATCAAAGTAATGGTTATGTTCCAACATTACCTCCAAATCCTATCACTATTTTACCAAGACAGATTAAGTTAGGTATTACAACCACAAATAATAGCAGTATTGTAAATATTTTAAGTAAGGGAAGAAAGGTTTCCGTACAATCTGCAACTTATAATTATGGGTATATTGTAGGAACTGGAGGATCAGTTTCTTCTCTCAGTATAACTGATGGAGGATCTAATTATTCCACAACATCTAATGTTGGAACTTATGCAATAACAGGAAATGGTAGTGGTTTGAGATTAAATATCACTACTAGTAACGGTAGTATTGTAGGTATTACTACCGTTAGTTCTGGAAGTGGATATGCCGTTGGAGACGTGGTTGGAATTCAAACTTCTGACATTTCCCCAATTGCCGGAAGGAATGCTCAAATTACAGTTACTGCTAACGGTGGATTAAATACTTTATATCTTTCAAATGTTCAAGGTGATACTTTTAATGTTGGAATTTCAACTCTAGTTTATTATGATAATAATAATAATCCACAATTTATTTCATCAATTAGAGTAGAAAATTCATCGTCATATGGGACTTTTAATAATGGAAACTTCTTTAAAGTTAACCATTTTGATCATGGAATGTATTCTCCTAGCAATAAAGTTGAAATATCAAATGTTTCTACAGATATACCTCCATCATCTTTAAGTTTGCCACTAATATCCGCATCTGCATCTATTAGTGTAGCATCTACAAGTAATTTTGGTACATTTGAAGGAATAACAGTAAGTGCATCTAATCCTGGATTTGTGATTATTGAAAATGAAATCATTAAATATACATCTATTGGTGAAGGACTATTAAATGGAATTACTAGAGGTATAGATTCTACTTTAGTTATTGACCATGATGTAAACATGACGGTTTATAAGTATGAAATTGGTGGGGTTTCATTAAGAAGAATTAATAAAGTTCATAATATAAGTTCTTCTGGTATGGATATTGATAGTTACTATGTTGAATTCGATAGAAGTAATTTTGACTCAAATTCAACAAGTAGAGAAACTGATAAGAATTTTGTTGGAGTGCCAGCAAATTCTCCCCAACTATCATTTAATAGTCAATTATCGTGTGGTGGAGAAAATGTAAACGTCAGTGAAAACATCCAATTTAATAGAATCATCCCACAAGTTTCTTTATTAAGTCCCGGATCTTTAACTTCGGTTAATGCTCAAATAAGAACAGTTAGTGGAACTAGTGTAAATGGAACTGAAACTTCATTTATAGATCAGCAATATGAATCTGTAGAACTTGGAGTAGAAAATTTCCTAAATTCTACGAGGATTATTTGTTCAAGAGTAAATGAGCAAAATTATTTGAGTTCATTACTGATGAATAAATCTTTTACATTAAAATTAGATTTGTCTACACAAAATTCCAATGTCTCTCCAATTATATTCTGGAAGGAATCATCTGTTGAGTTGATGAGTAATCGTTTAAATAGACCAATTATCAACTATTCGGTAGATAATAGAGTTAATAGTATTTCCAATGATCCCCATGCAGCAATTTACATCTCAAATACCGTAAGACTTACTCAACCAGCAACATCATTAAAAGTTATAGTAAGTGCTTATAAGCATTCTAGCGCAGATTTTAGAGTATTGTACAGTTTAATTAGACCAGATTCGAGTGAAATTGAACAGTCATTTGAACTATTTCCAGGATATGATAATCTAACAATAGATAATAACCAAGATGGTTATTTTGATGTTGTGGATTCATCTAAAAATAGTGGACTCTCAGATGTTTTTGTTCCAGCAAGTTTAGACAATCAATTTTTGGAATATGATTTTAGTGCAAACAATCTTGGAAGTTTTACTGGATACGTCATTAAAATTGTAGCTTCTGGAACAAATCAAGCATATGCCCCAAGATTTAGAGATTTAAGAAGTATTGCATTGGCATGATGATTCCTGTAAATGGGCACCCTAATTTATACAGAGATGAAAATTCCGGTGCTATAATTAATTGCGATAGCACCTCATATAATCAATATATGATCGCATCTAAAAACAGAAAAGTTCAGCAACAAGAAATAGATCAAATTAAAAAAGATGTAACAGAAATTAAATCTCTATTAAAGGAACTTATAAATGAATCCAGAAGAAATTAAATTGGAATCTTTTGATAAATTATTTGAATATGAAAAACATGTTAGGATTATCGATAAATTAGATCAAGAAGAATTAAAACAGTTTGCAAAATTATATTGTAAACTATATTTGAAGCAACAAGAAGTTTTGATAACCATATAATATAACATAAATAATTCAGGACTACTGTTTTAAATAAATGGCAGCAGTATATGTTAGTAATATAATAATTAACATTGGATCTGATTTTAGTCAGACTTTTACTCTACAAGGAGCAGATACTAATTCAGCTTTTAATTTAACTTCATATACTGCAGAATCAAAAATGAGGAAATGGTCTGGCAGTACAGCATCAATAGAATTTGATGTTGCAATAAATTATCCAGCAACTTCCGGAAAACTTACACTGTCATTGACTTCAGTACAAACTTCAACTATTAAACCAGGAAGATACATATATGATGTAGTAATTACTGATCTTAATAATATTAAGAATAGAGTAATTGAAGGAATGGTTATTGTAAGAGAAGGAGCTACTTATTAATGGCAGACATTAAAGTTAGGGTAGGGCAACAAAACGCGATTAAAGTTGTTAGTAGTATTTCTGGATCTTCTGGAGGAAGAGCACAAATTGCAGATAATGTGATTGGTGGAATAGCCTCAGTAACATCTCTTACTGTAAGTGGTGTATCAACTTTTAATGGATTATCAACATTTAGATATGACACTTATGCTCAAAATTTTTATGCGTCTAATATTTTTTCATCAGGAAATTTATTAATATCTGGAATTGCTAGTTTTGTTGGTGGATTATACTATAATAATTATTATGCAAATGGTGTAGCTTATTTTAACAATTCTGGATTATTAACTTCAACTCAAAGTCCCCAAAATGGAATTGATTATACCAATTCATTATTTACAACAAACAATTCTGGCATACCATCCTGGTCTAGTACAATAGATGGAGGTTCTTACTAATGGCAAAACCCGCAAGTAGACAAGAATTGATTGATTATTGTCTAAGAAAACTTGGACATCCAATATTGGAAATTAATTTAGCAGATGAACAAATTGATGATTTAGTTGATGATGCTCTTCAATACTTTAATGAAAGACATTTTGATGGTGTAGAAAGAATGTACTTAAAGTACAAAATCACACAAGATGATATAGATAGAGGTAAGGCAAAATATTCTAATGGAACTGGAATTGTAACTACAACTGCAAACGCGAATATTTCAGGAATAGGAACAGTTGGATTTAATTTTTATGAAAATTCTAATTTTATTCAAGTTCCTGATTCGGTAATAGGAATTGAAAAGATCTTTAAATTTGATACTAGTTCCATTTCTGGTGGAATGTGGAGTATAAAATATCAATTATTTTTAAATGATCTTTATTATTTTAATTCTGTAGAACTTTTACAATATGCTATGGTTAAAACATATCTTGAAGATATTGATTTTCTTCTTTCCCCAGATAAACAAATTAGATTTAATAAAAGACAAAATAGATTATACTTGGATATAGATTGGGGAGCAAAATCTAAAGATACATTTATAGTTATTGATTGTTATAGACTTTTAAATCCAAATGAATTTACAAAAGTCTATAATGATAGTTTTTTAAAGAGATATTTAACTGCTCTCATGAAACGTCAATGGGGAGCAAATTTAAGTTCTAAATTTAGAGGTGTTAAATTGCCAGGAGGAGTTGAATTGAATGGTAGAGAATTATATGAAGATGCTGAAAAAGAATTAGAACTTATTAGGCAAAGAATGTCAATGGATTATGAACTTCCACCTTACGACTTTATCGGATAATGGCACTTAATCCATTTTTTTTACAAGGATCACCAAATGAACAAAGACTCATTCAAGAGTTGATTAATGAGCAATTGAAATTTTATGGAATAGAAGTAATTTATATTCCAAGAAAATTTGTAAGAAAGGAAACAATATTAAAAGAAATTTCATCATCAAAATTTAATGATAACTTTGCAATAGAAGCGTATTTAAATAATTATGATGGATATACTGGGCAAGGTGATTTATTAACTAAATTTGGAGTTAGTCTAAAAGATGAAATTAATTTAGTAATTTCTAGAGAAAGATACGAAGATTTTATTTCTCCATTTTTAGATGAAAATGATCCAGAAATAGAACTACAATCAAGACCAAGAGAGGGTGATCTAGTATATTTTCCATTGGGACAAAGATTATTTGAAGTTAAATTTATAGAACATGAAGATCCATTCTATCAACTTGGAAAACTTTATGTATATCAATTAAAATGTGAATTATTCGAATATGAGGACGAAGTATTAGATACCACAATTAATGAAATTGATAGTCAAATTGAGGGTGAGGGATATATTGTAACAATGCGATTAACTAGATCTGGAGAACCTGCATCTGCTTCTGCATCTATAGGAACTGGATATGTTGATAAAATTTATTTAAACAATGATGGATATAATTATACTTCTGCACCAATTGTATCCATATCTTCGGCACCTTTTGGTGGAACTAATGCATCTGCAGTTGCAATTACATCATCATTTGGATCCTTTAGATCAATTAAAGAAATATTAATAGTTAGACCTGGTTCTGGATATACTGTAGCACCCACAATTTCAATAACTGGTGGAGGCGGTGTTGGTGCTTCAGCGACATGTTCTATAGAAACTGTTCGGAGTGGTATTACAAATATAACTATGATTAATAAAGGTTCTGGATATATATCAAAACCTTTGATTTTATTTTCTTCACCTTCTTTGGGTACTGGCGTAACCGCTGTTGGAATAGCATCAATATCGACTACAGGAAGAGTTGAGACAATATTATTATCAAATGCCGGAAAGGGGTATAATTCAAGTCCGGCTATTTTTATATCACCGCCATCTATTTCCGGGATTGATACATCTGTCACTAATTTCAAATTTAATGAAAATATATTAGGATCTAGATCAGGAACTAAGGCTAGAGTTAAATCTTGGAATTTGGATACTAAAACTTTAAAAGTTTCAATTATAGATGATGTTAGTGTAAAAGGATTTTATCCTGGAGAAGTTATTACAGGATTGGAATCAAACGCATCTTATGCTGTAGAATCATATGATTCATTTAATAATTATGATAAATATAGTGAGAACAAAACAATTGAAGAAGAAGCTGATCAAATTATAGATTTTTCAGAATCAAATCCATTTGGTACTTACTGATGCTAGGAACTTATTTTTACCACGAAATAATAAGAAAGACTGTTATTGCTTTTGGCACATTATTTAATAATATTCATATAAGGCATATGAATTCTTCTGATGTGACCATTAGTGAGATAAAAGTCCCTCTTGCTTATGGTCCGATTCAAAAATTCTTGGCCAGAATTGAGCAGCAACCAGAATTAAATAAGCCAATAGCAATGACTTTACCTAGAATGGCGTTTGAAATGACGACCATCCAATATGATCCAACAAGAAAATCAAATATAACTCAATCATTCAAAACACTTGATGGAACTAAATTAAAAAAAGTTTATCTTCCAGTTCCATACAATATAGGATTTCAATTAAATTTGATGACGAAGATACAAGATGATGCATTACAGGTAGTTGAGCAAATCTTACCTTTTTTCCAACCTGCATTCAATTTGACTGTTGATTTTATAGATTCCATTGGAGAAAAGAGAGATATCCCCATCGTTTTAGATAGTACATCATTTACTGACGATTATGAGGGAGATTTCTCTACAAGAAGAGTTTTAATTTATACTTTTAATTTTACGGCAAAGACATATTTGTTTGGTCCTATTGCGGACACTACAGATGGTTTAATACGCAAGGTTCAAGTAGATTATTATGCAGATACTGATACTACAACTGCAAAGAGGGAAATGAGATATACTGTTGTTCCAGATCCTATTGATGCCGAACCATACGAAGATTTTGGATTTAATGAATCAATAGAAATGTTCTTTGATGGCAAAGAATATAGTCCTACTCTACAAAAGGATATTTAAAACATTATGACAACTAGTTATGATAACTTGGATTCTGCTTTCAATATTGAAAGTAAAATTGTTGAAGTGGAACAAATAAAAGATGACTTAAGTATCACATCTGTTAAGTCAGATGATATTAAAAAAGATTATGAGTATACTCGCTCAAATTTATATTCATTAATTGAAAAGGGTCAAGAGGCAATTAATGGAATTATGGAACTTGCGGGGGAAGGTGGATCTCCAAGAGCATATGAAGTTGCAGGTCAACTTATTAAAAGTGTCGGTGATGTCACAGATAAACTCATTGATTTGCAGAAAAAATTAAAAGAAGTTGAAGAAGATAGTACTAGAACCACAACAAATGTAACAAATAATGCTGCGGTCTTCGTAGGATCGACTTCGGAATTATCAAAATTACTCAAGCAAGGTTTTCTAAATAATAAAGAGTAATTTTATTTTTATGAGTTGGTCTAAGGATTATAAAAAATCTATTGATTGTAGTAATCCCAAAGGATTTTCCCAGAAATCTCATTGTGCTGCTCGTAAAAAAAGACAAAAAGGTGAAAAAACTAAGTCAGAATCTTCATTTAACGAAATGCACGAAGTAAAGTCCCATAAAACAGTTGAGCAAATTGCAAAGAAACATCGTCTTGAAGTTTCCTTTATAAAAAAGCAACTCGAAATGGGAATTCCTATTGAGCATGAACATACAAAAGATAAGGATCTTGCTACTGACATTGCTCTTCAACATCTTGATGAAATTCCAGATTATTATACACGTTTGAAAAAAATGGAAGCAGATGCCAAAAAGCATCACAAGAAATTTAAAGATGTAAAAGAAGGAAATCTTCATAGGTGGTATCAAGATTCTAAATCAAAAGAAGGAAAACCCGGATGGGTAAATGTTGTAACTGGAGGAACTTGCGCGAGTGATGAACCTGGAGAAGGAACTCCAAAATGTGTTTCTTCTGCAAAAAGAGCAAGTATGACTCCTGCAGAAAGACGCTCTGCATCAAGAAGAAAAAAAGCGGCAGATCCAGAACAACAATCAAAGTCTGGAGCATCAAAACCAACTTATGTTTCTACCGACAAACCAGAAAAGAAAATGAACGAAGAAAAAGACATTAAAGGAAAAGGTAGTGGTAAAAAAGATGCCTGCTATAGTAAAGTAAAGTCTAGATATGATGTTTGGCCAAGTGCATATGCATCAGGAGCACTGGTTAAGTGTCGTAAAGTTGGTGCTGCTAACTGGGGAACAAAGTCAGAAGATTGTTGGGATGGATATAAGCAAGAAGGTATGAAAAAGAAAGGTAAAAAAATAGTCCCTAATTGCGTACCAGTAAAAGAGGAACAAACAATGATGAGATATTGCCCCAAATGCCAAAAAGATGAGACTCGTTCAGAGTGCAAGTATGGACCAAAATTCTGGGATATGTATTCTTTACCAGTTACTTTAGGCAAAAAATATACACCAAATACACCACATCCTGGAAACTTTCCAGAATCTTATGATCATGAACATTCAATGGCAAGATCAGAACTTTCCACAATTATCTCTGCTGCTAAGAGACTTCGTAATAAAATGAAAGGTGAGGGAAATATTGAAGCGTGGGTTCAATCAAAAATTACCAAAGCAGCAGATTATCTTGATGCTGCGGCAGATTATGTTGATAGTGGTGAAATGAAAGAGCAGGTTGCAAATACCGGTACAATGTCAGATAAAAAACCATTTGATATTGCAGTTAAAAAAATTATGGATAGAGATAGAAAGGATAAAATGACATCTACTCAAAGAATTTCTGCACTTAAACAAGCAGGAAAACTTCAGGGAGTTGATGAGCAGATGCTGCCACCTATCGATCCTGAAGCACATAAAAGATTGCAAAAAACTCAAAAATTATATAATAAAGGGACAAGCACAGATAATCCAAATGAAAAAGAAATTTTTCTAAAAAGAACTGGTCCCCAACTTCCATTAGCAAAGGCAAAATCTACTACTCAAGTTGCACATTATGAACCAGAAAATGATCTAGTTGAATATTCAAACTGGAGATCAGATTTTGGATTATCAGAAGACTGGCAAAAAGTCAATCGTAAAGACAAGACTGATGGATTAAGTCAAAAAGCAGTGAATGCTTATCGTCGTGAGAATCCAGGTTCAAAACTTCAAACGGCAGTAACTGAAAAGAATCCAACAGGTAAAAGGGCAGGTCGTCGTAAAAATTTTTGTAGTCGTATGTCTGGGATGAAGAATAAACTCACTTCTGCAAAAACTGCAAGAGATCCAGATTCAAGAATCAATAAAGCACTTCGTCGTTGGAACTGTAACTAAAATGAAATCATTTCAACAGTTTATTTCAGAAAGCATCAATATTGCTGGTGATTTCAACGGAAATCTTTATATGAATGCATCGCAACCAGAAACTACTAAAGAGTCTTTTCTTGCTGATGTAGTTTGGCAGGGAAGACTTTATCGTATGGAAGTTGAAGGTAAAATGATGGATAAAAATGAACTTGCCGAACAACTTCAGGGAGAATATCCCGGAGCAATCGTTCATAATGTTTATCCAAGTCAGTTAAATACTTCAAGAATTAAAAACGCACAACGATACAGACCAGAGAGATTATCTTGGAGTGATTGATTTATGGCACAATTTAATAAAAATGAACAGGACTTTCTGAATCAAGAAAGAACTCTTTTTGAAGTCAATATGATTGCCAATAAGAATGGCGAAGTAGTTACTATTGATAATCCATTTCCAGTTACATTTCCACCAATAGCAACCGATGCATTTGGTCGTTTAAGAACTTCAAGTCCATTAACACTTTTTGATAGTTCGCACAGATATAGAGATAATAATCTTTGGAGTGGTTTAGTTGTTGGTACTGGTTCAACAGTTGGATTTTCAACAGCACAAGGTTTGATTAATATGACGGTTGGTGTAGGAAGCACCGCATCAATCATCAGAGAAACCACAAAAGTATTTTCTTATCAACCAGGAAAATCATTACAGGTATTAAATACGTTTGTATTCAACCCAACAAAAACAAATCTTCGTCAAAGAGTAGGATATTATGGCGCAGATAATGGAATGTATCTGGAACTTGATGGAAGTAATTTATATTTTGTAGAAAGAACTTATGTTCCAGGAGTTGTAACAGAAACAAGGATAGCACAAGCAGATTGGAATATTGATACGATGCTTGGTCCTGGGCACCTTAATCCATCTGGCGTCACATTAGATATCAGCAAAGCACAAATTTTGTGGATGGATATTGAATGGTTGGGAGTTGGAACAGTTAGGTTGGGTTTTGTAGTTGATGGGAAGTTTATTCACTGTCATTCATTCCATCACGCAAACTTAATCACTTCAACT